TCCACTCATCGAAAGCAAATGGGTTCCGTCAGGATCTTTCGGAATAATACGCACCCAAGGAATAGCCGCAGGCGCTGTCGCTGCTTCCCAAAGGGCCGTGATAGCCGTTGCAGTGTTATTCGTTGCGGCATTGAACATAGTTACAAAAGCCTGACATGCGACTGTGGCAGCGAGAGAAGCCCCGGAAACCGGAAAACGCATAACGGCCGTTGATGCACTTGCCGATTGATAGACTGCCGTTCCGATGGTGATAGAAAGATCTGTTCCTTTGTCAAGTGTCTCAAAGTTAATCCAACCTTCTCGGCATTTTGCGGCAGTGCTAAATCCTGTCGCCAGATCTTTCCCTATAATCGCCGTCGCAGATGACATCGCAGAGGCTCCGCCACCTGTTGAATTGGAGGCTTGCATTACTCGACAAGTAAATCGTTGAAAATCAGTAGCCCCCCCTGCGGCCCCTGCTGCCGGAACTTTGACATGACCTGCAATCAGGAAATCGACTCTCCTATAATCTTTCATCGAATAATAGGGAGTGAATAATTCAACGGTCGAACCGGTTGCAGAAAACAATCCTATCTGAACTTTATTTTTTTCCTGAAATTCCATGCCAATACCTCCTTATGTTGTGCAGCTCACCTTGACCCCTGGCATCGCCGGTTTACCTGTTGGATGTGAAATAAGTTCAGCAGTAACAATTGATGTATCAAGACCCGTCAAATCCGTACATGCAACGCCTATGTATTTGGGGACATTCGTGGATAGTTTCGATCCTTGAACATCAATCATTCCCTGCAAATCTGTTACAAAGATCTGAACCCCACCACTGGTTGCCACTGCAGTTATTCCTGTTCCCAGATCATCGTCTCCGGTAATCAACATGAGATTCGCAGATGAGTAATTGCCGATTGCCGTATAATGAGGTAATTTCTGGACGGAAGTCGCACCAGTGCATGACCCATTGATCGCCTCAGCAAGGGCAAGAGCTCCATTTTTCGCTGTCGCCCCTGCGGTGCTGATATGATAGGTTGCGCCGTTAAGTACAAGATTGACGGTTGTTGCAAGATTCGAGGCAACCTTACAAACAAGATTAACTGCTCCTTTTAGGGTAAGGGCAGCTGCCGCTCCCAAGGTCATAGTTGCTCCGGTAATAACACTTCCCGCTACGGTTGCTGCGGTCGACTCTATAACGGAAAAATCCCAGTTTGCGGCTGCCGTGGCCGTAACCTCCGTTGCCCCCGCCGTCCCTCCATGGACGAAGCAGCGGACCGAAAAATCCCCTTGACCATTATATCTTGTTTTTCCCACCAAAGATGTACTGCCTGCACCGCCCTTGGTAGCAGATTTTCCAAGAAGCGGGGTAATTCTGATTTTTTCTGATGGATAACTCATTTGACACCTCCTATATTATTTTTGAATCTTGTTAATTCAAGATCACGAACGGACTCACGGTGTTCGTTGTCGATCCTTCAAGTCCGAGCGGTTCTGTTAGCCAGGGATGGGCGTCCACATTCCACACAACCTTGAAGACCACCTTGTTGCTCAGGAAAAGAATGTGTTCGCTCGATGCCGCAGCCGGTCCACTTCCGTCCTTGATCAGATAATAGGAGAGATTGACCAAGGAAAGGTCGCCCTTCGTTCCGAGGGCTGGGAGCCTGTCTGCAAAAACAATCGGAAGACCCATCAATGTCGTCGGCAATGGCCCCTGAGCTCCTGAAAGGCTTCCACCCGGGCCACCTAACCACACCGCATGACTTCCGGCATCTACCATCGCTGCCAGTTGCGGAATGGTCGTCTGAGAGGCAAGCCAAATATAGGAACCGCCTCTCATCAAAATTCTTGCCAGCATATTGTAGACATCGGCAAAGGCGATAGCGCTCGCTCCGGCCCGGGTATAGGAAATGGCAGCGGCACAATTGATAAAGCCAAGAGCCTTGTTAACGCCATTACCTCTCATAAAATCGTAATCCTCCTGACCCATCATGGCCTGTGAGAGTTGTCTTGTTACGAAAGCACCTGCGGCCTCCCAGTTGTTGAGCAATTTCTGGGTCACGACGATGTAGGCGGAAATTTCCTTCGGTTCGAGGGAAACTTCTCTCAGATTCGCAGTCGTCTCGGTCATTGTCACGCCTTCGCCCGTGTGTACAACCGTTACGCCGCCATAGATGTTCTGTGCCGAAGTCTGATCGAGGCTTGGAAAAGTCAATTTCGCATCCGGGGGAGATCCAGCAGGAATGACGGCTGCGCGAGGTCTAACGATAGCCTCTTGTGCCTGAACCTGACGGATCATAGCATCAAATTGTTCAGGAAGGGCATATCCGCCAGTTGCTCCGGTGCCCATTGTCTGCTCACGTTTTTCTCGGAGCGGATCGAGACGAGAATCCTTAATACCGTCTGCTTTCATCCGGGCGAGGGCAAAAAGGAATTCACCGATATTTCGGAATTCTTTTTCGGGATCGATGTCCCGACGATCATCAGGATTCGGATTTGGATTATCTTTCTTTTCTTTCATTTTTGCTTCTTGCTCTGCCAATTTTCGACGCCGTTCCAGATCTTCCTCGGCGGAGAGGATGTCCTTTTCCAATTTGTCGGTCTCTTCGGTCAATTTGTTGTATTGGCTCTTTTCCTCATCCGTGAATTGTCTCTTCTCTGCATCGATCTTGTCGAGTATCGCACGCTGTTGCTTGATCAGTTCAAACTTTTTTTGCTTCATTTCATGAATTTCCATCTTTACATCCTCCTTAAAAGTTCTTGACGCAAAAGAATCGTCGAAAAGACTATCTCCTGCGGTAAAGGTTCTTGTTTGGTTTCAGATTTCTCTTGTTCTTTTTTCCAAGCTTCATGAGATCGGATGGCTATGTCGGTTCCTTCATAGGCGGGGAATGTCACTGGAGAGACATCAAAAAGCCGGACTTTCTTGATATTCCTCAAATCCATCTTCTTTTTGTCTCCCCGGATCCATTCCTCTTCCAACACCTGAAAACTGAATGACATCTGATTGATGTCGCCGCGTTCGATGGAGATGGCAAGATCACGGGCGAACTGGGTATCAGGCGGTTCGATATTCACTTGCAGTCCCTTTTCGTCCTCCGACATTTTCAAGGTCCCAGCGGTATTGCGACCGAGCACATGATCAGGATTATGATTGAAAAGCGCCCGCACATCATCGCTTCTAATGCTGGATTTGAAGGCTCCCGGTTCGATTTTTTCCCTGAACCATCCTCCGATTTCAGTTTCTTCATTGAAAATGGCTGCATGTCCGATCATTTTTCTTTTTTCGGTAAATGCGAATTCAAAGGTTCTTATTTCCCTCCCAGAATAAATCAGCGGCATGATCTCCTTCAGTTCTTCCAATAAATCCTCAGATTTTTTTTCTTTATGCTCCTTAACCCATTTCTTGGCCTCATCGACAGTCCATTTGTCCTTGTCGAAAAGATAGGATTGGATCACTGTTGAACCATCGGGATCGGATTTGAGTTTTCCGATGATCGCTTTTATACCCTGAGATTTTGAAAGCGTTATGGTGCGGAAAGAATCTTGCACGAAATCATCTGGATCTTTTTGTCTTATACGAATATATTGATCTGTGACATCAACTGGCATCTTCTTCTTTCTCTTCTGGTTCTTCTGATTTGGGCTGGAATGGATTTGGTTTTGGAGGCGGCGATTTTTCTCCTAATATTTTATAATTCAACGGTTGCCAATAAAGTTTCCCCTTGCCATCCGGTATCGGTGGTTCATCTTCAAGAGCTCGGATTTCATCACCATTTTTTAGACCATTCAATCTTGCTATTTGATAGCCTTCCATGCGGGTCTTGAAATCGCCCCTCAAAAGTCCGTTTACATTCAATTTGACATAGTATCCGGCCTTTCTTTCGGCTTCAGTGAGCAATGCTCGATTTGCCGAAGGTTCAACTCTTGCGACCAAAGGGGTAACCATTGAATGAATAACGAAAGAGAGCATGAATTGTTCGACACTCGCATAAGTGCTGACTTTGTCCGGCTCCTGGAGAAGAATCAATGGCACATTGAACCATCTGGCGATGTCCCTCACCTGTGCATTGCTCAATTCGAGATATTGGGCATCTTTATTTGTCAAGCCAACAGATATCCATTCCATCCCCTCTTCGAGAACAAGTGTCGTATGGCGTTTCGATGTGGCATATTCCTGGAGGGATTCCTTGAGATTCGCCCTCGCCAGAGGTTTTAGGCCACCTGGATGTCTCACAATAGCCCCAGGAGTGGCCCGATTTGCGAAAAATTGTCCCGAATAATCCTGAAGAGCCTGCGTCAATCCCATCGATTCTCGGGCGTATGCGATCTTGGAAAGACCAGTCAGACCATCTTTTGAAAAACCCTTGATATGCCAAATTTCATTACTGGCATAAATCCGCATTCTGTTTGCGTTGCGTTCTATATTTCCGGGAGTATATTGATACCAAATATCATTTCCCGATCTGAAAACATTCATTCCCACAGGATTGAGCGGCCAGAGGCCAATTATCTCGCCTCCTC